ATGCTTACATCACCCGTCGGCACAGAACAAAACGAAGATTTGGGTGCACTAACTTAATAAGGAGAAAACAATATGCCTACTCAATTACAATTTAGAAGGGGCACAACTGCACAAAACAACTCATTTACTGGTGTTGTTGGTGAATTATCTATCGATACAGATACCGATAACATTCGCGTACATGACGGATCACAAGCCGGTGGTTTTGAAATTATTCCTTCTGGTACTATTCTTCCGTTTGGTGGGGCTAGCGTGCCAGGTAACTTTCTTTTGTGCGATGGCTCTAACGTTTCAAGAACTACTTACGCACGACTATTTGCTATAATTGGTACAGCCTATGGAGCTGGTGACGGTTCAACCACTTTTGGACTTCCTGATTTACAAGACCGTGTTCCTCTAGGTAAAGGTACAAATAACTCTACTCTCGGCACAGAGACCGGGTCAGCTGCTGCCTCATCTGTAATTACTAACGCGGTATCGAATACTGGTACTGGTAACACGGGAACAGGTAATACAGGTACTGGCACTACTGGCACTGCGAATACTGGCAACTCTGCTGGAGTACAAACATCTGCTTCAAATACTGGCACAGGAACTACAGGCACTGGGACCTCAGGAACAAAAACTGGCTTAGTCACGGTAGCAAATAGTACAGGTACAGGAACTACTGGTACTGCTAATACAGGGACTGGAAATACTGGAACAGGTACCTCAGGTTCTACTACTAACTCTCTATCGCTTACTACTGCAACCTTTGCTTCTTCAGCAAAAGACTCATCTACGGCTTCAGCTGTAACAAACGTGACTAATGCTGCACATACTCATTCTATTCCGGCACTAGCAGTCCCTGCTCTTTCAGTCCCAGGACTGTCAATTCCTGCACTAGATATTCCTGCTCTTTCGGTGGCTAACCACGACCACTCTATCCCAGGACTGTCAATTCCTGCATTAACTATTCCTGCTTTGGATGTTGACGCGCACGCTCACTCTGTTCCAGGACTATCAATTCCTGCGTTAAGTGTTCCAGCGCTATCTATTCCAGCACTGAGCATTCCTGCTTTGACAACGACCTTGCCAAGTAGTGTGGTAAATTATATAATTAAAACATAATAACCAATGGAGGGGTAATTGGTAACGTACACAGTAAAGTATAAACTTCAAGGCGCTTCTGCCTGGAAGACTTTAACTAATGTTGGCGAGGACGGATTTAGTGATTATGGTGTTTCTCGTTATTTTATTCTAGCCAACAATCAAAGAATTGAAATTCCTTCTACTGCGTCTTTTCAATTTGATGCTAGACGCCAAGACAGAATTGAAGAGTTACGGGCAGAAATGGAAGTTCAAGGCGTAGTTAATCGAACAGGGCTTGCTGTACCTGGCATTTCACACCCTGCTCTAGGGGGACAGACATGAGTCCAGTTGTAATACCTAATGCACTCCCTGCAGAGACGTGTGATTTTTTAACTAATTTTGCTCTTGAGAATACAAATGCCTTTATAAATGAGGGTACTCAAGCTATTCCACAATTTCTTAATAAAACTCTTGGCTACAAGCAGTTACATCGATCAATGCCCTCACCTTTTATTGAAGTTGAGCGCACTTTAAATTATGCTCGACATATGGGTCAAAAATTTATATTTGATCATTTTGGGGAAATAGCATTTCCAGATAATACAGAATTGACGTTTTGGAACCCTGGTGATAGTATGAGTTTACATGCGGATAACTGTTGGCAAGAAGATGCCCCTGATCATATCAAAGAGATGGATCACCCAACTGGGTTTAGAGACTATTCCGCTATATTCTACCTGAACGATGATTATGAAGGTGGTGAGATTAATTTTCCGAACTTTGATCTCACAATTAAACCTGAAAAAGGATCTGCGGTATTTTTCCCAGCAGGACTAAAACATAGTCATTCTGTATCAGAGGTAAAAGGAAAAAAGCGCATCACTATTGCCGTTTGGTATTCTTTGGATGTGCTCTATGCAGAGTAATGGAAAACAATACAAGAGAACTAGACCAAATTCAAGGCGAACTAGATCGCTTACACGAACGCTCTCAGTCTAATAAGGCTAACATTTCCGCGCATGAAGCTGTGTGTGAGGAAAGATATAACAATATAATCCTTACCATGAACGCTATGAATGATGAAATGAAATTAATACACAAAAAAGTAAACGAAGTAACAGAATTAGCTACTCAAGGAAAAACTTCATTAAAAACTCTTTTATGGTTGGGAGCCTCGGTAGCAGCAGTTGCTACTTTTATTTCAGTTGTAATTAATATATTTCCTAGATGAGTGATACCTTTTTCCGCCTTAACATTGATAAACTTCTAACAAAACTTCCTACACCTGTTAAGTTTAACGAGTCTCAACAAGCCATGATTGATGGTTTAAATGAGAATCGTTTTTTTGTGCATATAGCAGCTCGTCGTACTGGAAAGTCTTATGCTGCTGCTATTCTAGCTTTTGCTAAACTATTGGAACCTGGACAACAGGTTATGGTGGTTGCTCCTAATTTTTCTCTCTCTTCCATCATTTGGGACTATGTAACTGACTTAATTAAACAACTTGAAATTGAAGTTGATAGATTCAATCAAAAAGATAAAGTTGTGAGACTTATAAATGGATCTGTATTTAGACTTCTTTCAGCAAACAATCGAGATTCGTTAGTAGGTCGTGCTGCTAACTTGCTCATAGTCGACGAAGCAGCTATTATAACTAACGATGAGTATTTTACTAGAGATTTAAGACCCGCCCTTTCCACATTCCAAGACTCTCGTTGTTTATGGATATCTACTCCGCGAGGCAAAGGAAACTATCTTTATTCTTACTATTTAAGAGGAGATGATGTAGAATATCCTGAGTGGGGTTCAGCAGTGTTTACTTGGAGATCTAATCCTTTACTAGCTGAAAAAGATATTGAAGAAGCTCGTAAATCTAGCACTAGAGCACTATTTGCTCAAGAGTATGAATGTGAGTGGACAACTACAGAAGCTCAAATTTATGAAGGTTTAGACGAGGATAAGCACATAGGCGATTATCATGGCGAAAGATTTTTAGAAGTCGTGGCAGGATTAGACGTAGGTTACAGAGATGACAATGTGTTTGTCGTAATTGGTTATGATGGTGATAATTATTACATCCTAGATGAATTTATATCAAAAGAATCTACTACCTCAGAGTTAGCTTCCAATATTCAAGATAAAATTGATGAGTGGAATATAGACGTTATCTATATTGACTCTGCTGCTCAACAGGTTAAAGCAGATTTTGCATATGATTATGATATATATTGTGAAAATGCTATTAAATCTGTTAATGACGGTATAAACTATATTCAAGTGTTGGTTGAAAAAGATAAATTATACTTTGATACGCTTGGTGCTACTCACACTTTTTCTGCTATGAGTTCTTATAGATGGAATCCTAACACAGAAAATCCTAAGCCTATTCATGATTGGGCTTCTCACCCTTGTGACGCTGTAAGATATGCAATTTACACGCACTCTAAAATGAGTAATATTTCAATCTATGCATGATGAAATTAGAGTTATTGTTTTAAACTATAAAAGACCTGATAATATTTTTAGTATTATAAAAGCATATCGTGATATTTTTCCTATAACTGTAGTAAATAATAATCCTGACGAACCTTTTCCTTATTTAGGACAACCAATTGATGTCATAAATAATGATCAGAATTGGTTATGCATGGAAAGGTGGGTACGATGCTTTGACTATGACGAACCTTACAAGTTTATATTAGATGATGATTTAATCGTTGACCCTTCTAGTATAATGAGGATGCGTAAAAAGAGACAACATGCTATAGGTATATATGGTAAATCAGGCGTAAGCAGTGCAAACTCATATGAAGATTTGAAAGATCACTGGTGTGAGCGGGCTGAAGTAGATTTTCTAGTAGGTTCTGGCATTTTAGTTAAACAAGAAAAACTTGATGAAATTAAACATCATATTGAGCAAGCTGGATACCCCCAAAGAGGAGATGATATAATAATTAGTTATCTTCTTAAAAAATATTGTGGTAGCAGACTAACCACCTTTCCTGCAAAAGTACTCAATCTTCCTGAAGGCTCTGTGAGTCTTAATAAAAATCCTAGTCATTTTTCCTTAAGATGGAAGGTTGTTGAAAAATTTAAAAATATTGGTTGGTAGAAGTGAGTTTTTAATATATTATGAAAG